TTCAATAGAACATGTTGCAGCAGCTCCAATTCCATTACCACCAGATATTGTAATATTTGGTGCAATAGTATATCCTGCCCCTGCACAGGTTAAAATAATAGATTCAACAGAACGAATTCCACCTTTACTAGTTGTAATTGCTACTGCGGCCGCATTAATTCCCCCCGCAGGTGCTGTTCCAATAGCAACTATAGGAGTGGAAGTATATGCATATCCATCATTATTTAAAAATATTTGACGTACATAACCAGTTGCTAAAGTAGCAGTTGCAGATGCTGTAGATCCTGCACCGATAAGTTGTAGTGTAGTAATATAACCCTCATCTTTAATTTGACTATCAATTTCATCAATGGTTGTGTCAATAACCTCATCCTCATACTCAAATAATTCGCATTTTAATTCATACATATAAAGTTTTCCCAATTGGTAAAAATTAACTTCATGCTCAACAAACTTAACTTCAAAAAGTCTTTGTCCCAATGGAAAATAAACTAAATCACCCTCTCTTGGTCTTGAGGCAAGAATAATCTCATCGTTGTCGGATACTTCTAAAAATGGAGATATGAAATCTTCAAATCTTTCTTTTGAAATTACTAAACTTAATTCATCCTTCAAATTAACACCAAACTTTGAAAGAATATCTCCCTGCCCACTATATCCATCATAATTATTAATATATGCTTCGATTGCATAATTATCATCAAACTTTGAAGATTGTATTTCTCTAATAATAGTTTGTTTTCTTACAAATTTTCTAGGAATATAAATTACATCAACTCCGTAGATTTTCAATTGTTCATTAATTAAATCTTGTACAAGTCTCTGCTCTCCTGGAGAACCTTGTAGAAAAAAGGGATTAAGTGCCATTATTATCCAATAAAATCGTACGGTGGAAGTTCATAATCCATAGACATTCTTTGCATTATGTCTGATATTTCTTTTTCAGCGTCCTCATAAATTTCTCTACCATTTAATTCAATTCCACCAGGAAGTTTAACTCCCCTAAATTTAATTAAATTTTGCCCCCATTGTCTCTTTATTAAAGCAGTTAAATATCTTTTTAAAAAACTATCGTTATAAACTTTAGTAAAATCGTTAGGATCTAAAATCCTATAACAGTCTATGATGATAAAAGTATCTTTACTTTGGGCATTCCAGTCAATATCAAGATACATTCTATTTTGCCTTTTATTAAATCTAATTTGCTTATCAGTTGTTAATAAAAAGTCAATATCTTCTAGATATGTTTTAACCATTGCATATTGTAAAAGTTCAACAGAGTTAAAATAATATAAATCATTTAAAAATAGTTGATACTTAATGCTAAACATTCCTCCAGAAATAGAACTAGTATCAAATTTAAAGACTTTTTCTATTCCAATTACAGAATCTGGTACTTGAATAAAATTTGAAGATTCATAAAAATTAAAACTAGTTGTGCCAATTCCACTAATATTCGCTGTTCCTGTTGTAGTTACAATACCTACACCATTTGTTCCTTTTGCTCTTCCCCTATTAATATCTTCTTCGGTAAACTTATATTTGAGATACATTCTTTCAACGCCATCAAAATGTCTCTCTTGGAAATATTGTAATGCATCGTCAATCAAATCATCTATTTGATCATCGTCAACATTAATTTCTAAAACAGGAGCTCCTAATCTTCTCAAACAATAGTCTATTAGTTGCTGTCTACTTGCGGGTTTTGCCATTAGTAAGTACCTCCGTCTATTGCATTGGACCAGGTGGGAACATCACTGTTATCTGTTGTCATTATATAGTTAGTATAATCAATACCATTTTGTGGACTATTTGTAGAAACCATCAATCCACTTGAATTAAAATATGGCATCCCATTTGTATAATATGGTCCATAATACAATCCACCAGATATTGTTGCGATTCCAGATATGATTGCATTTCTGGCAAAAAATTCATCAAATTTTAAATCATCACTTACATATAAGTCACCATCAACATATACGTCACTTTTAAATGTCGTAATCCCGATAAAAGTAGAAAATCCTGTTACATTTAAATTGTTAACAGTAGCAATGCCAGTTGCATTTAAATTGAATAGTGTAGTAATTCCAGTTATCCTACCATTTCTGGCAGTAAATTCATCAAATTTTAAATCATCACCAACTGTAAGATCGCCATCAATATAAACATCATTTTTAAAAGTACTTACTCCTACAAAAGTAGATATTCCACTTACATAAAGTTCTCTTATAGATCCAATACCACCAATAACATTTTCTGCAGTGACTGCTCGTCCTCCTGCAGATCCTGAAATACTGGAAACAATTTTTACCGCATTTTGCTGCCCAACTCTAACTTTAATATCGGACATTAGCGAGTAACTCCCTCTGTTACGAGAACCATCCCCTCAATTACTCTGTTTTTAACTCCAAATTCATCTTCAATCACAACATCATAAACATATCTTCCTGGTTTCAAATCTGTAGTTTGTGTAGAATTTAATCGTAATAAAATTTGCCCTATAGTTGGTGGCAATTCAATCGTAGCAGTAAATGATGTTGAAGTAGAACTTCCTGCCCATTTTCTCATTTGAGCAGATACGGTATATCCGGTTAAATCAAAAGCAGAGCTTGTGTCAGTTCCTTCTAAAGTAAATGATTGGCTGAAATCTGCCCCAGAATTTACGACTAAATTATTTACATATACTGCAGCCATTTATTCTTTTAAGCTCTACTTTTTATTTATATTTGAACTGAACCTAAAGATTTAATGACTTCTTGTTGCTTTAAATATAATTTACAATATAATTTGGAAAAATTTTTTAGTTGTTCATAATCCATTTCATCTATAAATCTTGAATGTTTTTCATATTCAAATAGTTTATCAATAGTATCTAGTGTTATCTCATTTGGATCCATTAATCATCTCCTTTAATAATGATTTAATCTCATCTATATCCTGTTTAATTTTATTCAATTCATCTTTTTGTGCTTCTCTATTCTTTAAACTATTTACATACTGATTATAAGCAATACTATCACAATTCAAAATAGCTCCAGAATGTTCATCGCGATATAAATTTGGGTGTCCTTTAACTGGTATCATCATCTAATAGCAATGCTCCTTAAATCTTTAAATCTAGGTGGATATGCCTGATTTGTGGATGACATCACAATTTTAATTGTAAATCCACTAAATTGTCCAAGATTATTTGCAGAAAACTCATATTCCAAGAATTGATTTGTATTACTTGCTGGAACAAAAATATCAGGAAGTCCACTATTATTTGCGGGATCAATAACGTCTGGATATCCATCATTATTATTGTCTACAGTTAAATTATTATATCCAGGAAATAGTTCAAATGATTGCTCAACTTCACTAGAATCTGCTCTTATCAAACTATAAAGGACTCTAAAATCTGCAGAAAAATGTCTATATGCAGATAAAATTACCTTGAGTGAGGTTGCTGGTTGAGACAATCTTACTGTATTTGAAATGTAAATAGCAGCGTGTGGATCATCTAAAATAGAATTAACTCTACCATCTTGTTGATAGTTAGTTATTGGTGAATTAATTCTATTACTATGGAAATCAGTAAATGATGTATCTAAGAATATTTGAGGAGAAACGTACTTGTTACTGGATGTTAACGTCAAAGATGTTGTAAATGATTTATTTCTAGGCAAAGCAGTTAAGAACGTATCTTCATTTACCTTAGATGCTACAATTCTAGAAGATGAGAGAGTATTCAGAGAATTTATCTGAATATCTTCATACCCCAAGTCTTGGAATGAAACTTCATTGCCACTGATACTTGTTCCACTAACTGTTCTAATTTTGGCAGATAGTGAAGTTGATGATGTGGGAGTTGCAGCATCATAGAATGGAATTATTGCATCATATTGAATATTTTCTGATGCAAATACCTTAGATCCTCCAGAAGTTATTTCGGACGAGAATGACAATTGTGGATATCCTGTGGGTGTATTATCAGCACTTCTGTTTACACCATTAGATGCTCTATCAATTTCAATATAATAATTATCAATATCTAATCCAGTATCGCTAATATCGTGAGTTGTATTAATTCTTTGGAGAGACACTCCATTAAATTCATATTTGTATACTGGAACATTAACAGAATGTGGTAGAGCAAGAGTCGAGGATTGCCCTCTAGTTATTGTCTCTAAAGTTCCGGAACCAATACTTTCATATTTAATAATTTCATTTTCAATGAGAGCATATCCAGGATTTGTTCCACTTACTAGATTTCCTTCAAAAATTGCGAAGTTTGAAGTACTTGCAACTGAAATAGATGTAGAAGACGCTGTAATAGATTGTGATAGTGTTGTCGGTGCTGTATTAGGTATAACACCACTAATTGCAACTTTGTTATTTGCAGCATACATTCCATGATTGAAATGATTTACTTTGGCAAAGTTACCACTATAAATTGACCCAACAGGTGTTGAATTGGTAATGTATGTGTTTCCTAGAGAAACTGAATTGTTAGAAGAATCAAAATAAACTAGGTTTGCAGTTCCATCTGAAGTAAATGATTCTCCCTGCACATTATTTAAATATAATGTATCAATACCACCATTGTTTCCAGTAATTGTAATTCGAGCATCTCTACCACTGTTACTTGAGACTGAAGAAGTTACAATACCAACAACATCACCAACTGCATATCCATTACCTGGATTTACAATTGAAGCGGCAGTAATCGCTCCAGCAGAGGCTGTTATATTCAGTGTAAGACCAGATCCACTTCCAATGATATTATAAGTTGAAACACTACTGTCTGATACATAATTAGAACCTGCTGTGGTAACTCCAACTGAAGAAACTGAGCATCCAGTGCCTACAATATATCCATAGTTGTATGTTTTTGTGCTTTCACTAACTTTTCTACCAGTAGTTAGAATTCCTACCATCGTAGAATTTGTTGCAGTTGTAATACCAACACTTACTTTTCTTGGGAAAACTGTTAAAGGATTATTCTGGAGATTTGGAATATATCCATTACTTTCATTAAGTGTTGGGTTATAGAAGAACGCAGTAGCTGGAGTATTTGTGACAAAGTTTGCTCTATAAAGAGTAAACTTCATATCTTGATATTGGTCTGCAGTCCAAATAGATCCATTTTGAGATTTAAACAAACTTCCCATAGCAAATTGTTGTGTGTATACAACTGCTTCAGAATCTGGAAGATTTCTAGACTGAATTGTTTTCTTGCCCATTTCTGCAATGAAAACTTCATATTCAACACTTTCTGGTGCCAATAATACAATAGCATATTCGAGACCGGGAGCAAGATAGATTGGATAATCAAATACTGCTTTTGTAACTGCAGATGCATCATCTGAAATTTGAATCTGATCTGGTCTGAGAGTAACTGGATTCCCAACTACTGTTGTTGTAGGTGTCCCCAATTCAACAGTTCTTACTTCGACTGTAAGGGGATTATTTCCACTATCTTTTTTGTAGAAATACAAGTCTACTTCAGTTAAAAATCCACCATCTTGGTCAACTGTAAAGGTCTGGGCAAGTGGGTCTTTTCCACCACCTCTATCCTGTTGAGGAAACTGGGTTTGTTCGAAATTCGTTGTTACTCTTGTTATATTTGTGGTGGTTAACCTAGTATTTGTTACTGTTGTTGTATTTGTAATCGTTGTTTCATATAATTCCAGAGTTCCATCTGAAATATAATTTGTTTCTGCAGATGAAACTGTAGTGCTCCCAGCAACGGCAACTTCATTTGTGGGACTGGATGTAATTTTATATGTTTTAGTACCAGTGTTAATTCTTACATCTGGGGCTGGATTAGTATTGGGGTCTCTAATAAAGAAAGAACCAATTAAGTCTCCATAGTTATCAGATATCAATCTGAGATCTTTTACATATGCTACAGAACCACTTGTTTGCCCAACAAGTTTAGCACCTCTCACTAAATATCCAGAATAAAGACCTTGAGCTTCCTCTGATATTGAATAGGTATCAAGATTTAGAATCTTTGATGAAGCACTATATGCATCTGGAATTGACTCGGTTCTGGAATATGGGTTTGTTGTAAACTTAGATATTGGGGAGTTAAAGGGACCAATCTTGTGAGATGGCATTGCCACTCTAAATGTAATTATTTTATTATTTTGATTGTCGTATCCAATAACAGTTTCTCCAATAGTAAATGCAGATGAAGCTCCATAATTTTCCAATGACTCACTATTAGCAATCTCAATAAGTTTTGGAATAAAGTCTACGGATCCATTTCCGTCTAAAAACTGATAGTATCTAGTATATGGTTTCAAACTAGTAATCGAAAACTCAGTATTTCTAGATCTCATATACTCTTCAGCACGTGCTTCTACTAGTCTTGTAGAACTAGTGCTTCTGACAGAAGAACTACTGGTTTCGGTTATAGACTGAGAGAATTCAGTTGAAAGCTCAGTTCTGCTTGCGTTAGCGCCATTATCAATTCTAACTGTTCTATCACCTAAAACAGTTCTATCTCTTTCAACTAAAACAAAGTCGGTTACTGATATTGTTTTATTTGGTAGTTGTACAGTTCTAACCCAATTATCCCTATCTGGAGATAATTTAATAGATCCTTTATATGAAATAACGTGGAATGGGTTAACGTTTTCAACTTGTGTTGCTAATGGTTGGTCAATCCATTTTTCAGATGCATATTTAAGAGTTACCGTGCTCCCTGTTTTTTGCACATTAGAATCTATTAATGCATAATTAGTTGATAGGTCTACTTCTTCATCAGTTGTATTGAGTGATGGTGCAAGGTAATTTTTAAGACTATTGCGAGCAATAATTGGTCTCATTTCCTGCAATTCAGGATCTATTTCGAGAAGTGAGAAATTTAAATTGACTCTTTCATAATCTTTAAAATCATCTACAAAAAATCCAGTTTTAAATCTATTAAATCCCTGAGAATCTTGTATTTGAAGAGTTTGTGTGCTTAATTCTAAGAGCGTTAATGATGTT